ACCAATAGGCGAAAACGCATACGATTTCCAGAACCAACTGGGCCTAGAATATGCTTTCCATAAATTAAATGGAACTACTGAAATGTTCTTTGAAAGAGTTAAAAAAGAACAAGAAACAAAAAAAGCCGCTTTATCGTAAGCGGCTTTTAATAAATTTTTAAATCAGGCATTAACCCATGAGAGTGGCAATTTGGGCAACTGTTTCAGCTACATAGTATGCAGTGCCGGTTGAATTTGCAGCAGCACTAGAAGGAACTCGAATCAGACTATAAACATTATAGCCAGAGCTGAGGCTTCTTTGTGGTGAGTTCGAACAGTCTTCAATAAGCACAAGCCCCGCAGTAGGAAACCCTATTTTTTTTGGGGAGTCGCGGTCTAATACACGCGCATCAATTTGGTAAACGTTTACGAAAAATACATTGGCCATTGTAGTGAGTTTTTATGGAAAAATCAATATTGATAAGGTAAAATTGAATATAATTTGCGGGAATTAAATCGGTTATCTATATTTGATGGCATAAAACGGGGCTATTATGGGTACAAAGAAGGGTGATAAAATTACTTCCCCGGATTCTATGGAGGAAATAAAGTCTTCGCTTAGTCTTTGGTACGGCGCAAAACTGAAACAATGGGCTAAGGATAATGGCATGTCTGTAAGGGCTGCAATACGGTATATAATAATTCAATTTTTTAAAGGCACCTCATATTAAAATACTATGGATTTAGGCGGTATAATTCAAATGGCAATCCAACGAGATATGGCCGGTAAGGAAGTTCAGAACGGCCTTTCTTATAGCGAGTTGGTTGTTGATAATCGGTTCTGTATTAAAATGTCATCCGAAAAACACCCAGAGGCGACAGTAGAGTGCTCGGTGCCGTATACCGGTATTCAGGAGGAGGAAAATTACTGTCGTTTATACTTTTTATCAATGGTATTCAATGCTGCTGTGCATGGGATGAAAAGAAGGTCATTAAAATCACATAAAAAATTCAAACGGTAATAATGCTCAAAAAGACACTTTACGGCAAAGAAGCTAGAACCAAGATGCTTGATGGCGTTAAAAAGATAACAGATGCGATAAAAGTAACGCTCGGCCCCCAAGGTAGAAATGTGGTAATTGCGCAAAGCGCGGTGGTTGATTATGGCGTTCATAATCTTCCTTTGCATATTACAAAAGACGGCGCGACTGTAGCCAAGGGGTTTGATCTGGAGGATTACCATGAGAAGGTAGGGGTAATGATGATTAAGGAGTGTACTTTCAAAACGGTAGATCAGGCTGGCGATGGCACATCCTCTTCGGCGATTTTGGCCCATGCTATTTTGGAGAAAGGAATTGAGCTTATTGATAAAGAGGCAAATCCAATGGAGCTTAAAAAGCAGATTGAGTCGGCTGTTGAAGTTTTGACAGAACAGTTGAAAGCATTGTCTACACCGATAAAAGGGGATATTGACCGTATCAGGCAGGTGGCAACCATTTCGGCTAATAATGACCCAGAGATCGGTGGCTGGATTGCGGATGCATTTGCTAAAATTGGCGACGATGGTATCATTGACTTGGAGGCCAGCAAAGGAGTAAGGACAGAAATAAAGATCAGTGATGGGTATAAATGGGATCAGAGCTGGACAAGCCCATTGTTTATTACCAACCGGGAAAAGCAGATAGTGGAATTTGAAAACCCATATATCCTGATCTATCATAACAGGATCAATCATCACACGCAAATTATGAAGGCGTTGGAATTGTGCCAGCAATCCGGTAAGCCGCTGCTTATTATTTGCGAGGATGCAGTAGAGGAGGGGTTGGCTTTTATGGTATTGAATACATTGCAGGGGCGCGTAAAGGTGTGCGCTGTCAAATCACCGTCATTTGGCGAAGATCGTAGAATCGAAATGGAGGATATTGCCATGCTCACCGGCGCTGATTATATTAGTGATGTGCGCGGGATAAATATAAAGGAAGTTACAAAAGACAATTTTGGAACGGCCAAAAAGGTGATCGTAACAAAAGACGAAACCATTATCATTGGTGGAGGTGGCAATAAAGATTCTATAGAAAGCCATATAAACGAACTTCGTATGAATCTGGCGCAAGCCAAAAACGAAGACGAAAAATACCCAATCGAAAAAAGAATTGCCAAGCTGAAGGGTGGTGTAGCAGTTATCCAGGTAGGAGCGGCAACCGAAACGGAGATGAAGGAGAAGCTGGATCGGTTTGATGATGCGGTGAGAGCTACTAAAGCGGCGATTGCTGAGGGGTTTGTTCCTGGAGGAGGTACAACTTACTTGCGCATCAGGTCTGGTAATGAAATCGTTGATTACGCAATGGATATGATCCTTAAGCAAATATGCCTCAATGCCGGAGTAGATGCAGATCAAATCGTTAAGCAGGTAAAAGGGGCATCCGGGAATATTGGGTACAATGCCAAAACGGATAAAATAGAAGACCTTGTAGAGTCAGGAGTAATTGATCCGACCAAGGTGATCCGCTGCGCGATAACCAATGCGGCTTCCAGCGCCGGGATGATCTTAACAACCGAAGCAATGATCGTAGATACAATGTAAATGGATAGGAGGGAGGGATTTTATTGGGTGAAATTTGAAAAGCCTGATGAGTGGTGGGTAGCATGGTGGACAGGCGCTTCATGGGAGGCTGCTGGCTATGCATGGATAGATGAAGAGCAATTGGTGTACATTTCTCCTGATCCTATCCCTAAACCAGAAAATATATAAAATGGAACCAAGAGCAACAGGAACATACGTTTGGATAATAAGGGATGAAACAAAGTCGGAGCAAAGCGGCTTGCTGATCCCGGGTGCTGGCCGGGAAAAGCCACACACGGGCACCATCCATTCCTACGGGGGCAAGGTAACCGATTATGATATAAGAACAAGGAATCGCGCTATTTTTCACAAAGGAGTAGGGCAAGCAATAGAATACGGCGGCAAAGCCTACCTAGTAGTTCAAGAACACGAAATCATAGGAACCGATGATTAAGGCGGCAAATAGTAAACTAGTAGTTCGGGTAGACCCGACTCAGAAGAACGAAATAAAAATAGGGGGCGTTGTCATGACAGCGGCCCTTCTTTTTGAAAATAATTACCGGGAAAAAAGTCCAACGGTTGGCGTGATCGTTCATGGAAATGAATACTTGAAAGAAGGAGATGTGGCCCTGTTTCATCACAACCATTTTTACCAACCCTCTCCGTACTGGATCGGTGATGACCTATTCAGCGTTCCTTTCAATAAAACAGTTTTCGGCGTTTTAAATGAAGAAGGAGAGATAGAGCCTATGTGTGGGAATATCATCTGCGAACGGGTGCCGGTTGAATACGCCATGCCGGTTCCGGTGGAGCAGCAGAAAACGCACATTGATCGAGCCAGAGTAATTAATCCGGGACAGGTTAAGCCGTATAAACCGGGTGAGCTAATCTTTCATCGGCCCCACGCCGGTTACGACATTGTTTACAACTGGTTCGGGGAAGAACACCGGGTGACCAAGGTGCATGAGGAAATGGTCATCGGGTATGTTGAGAATTATTACGGGTTCCGGCGATTTACAATCGACTCTTACGAACCTGTTCGCGTGGTCGATTGAGAAAAATGTTCCCCGTGGAACGTTTCGTGAAACTATTTAAAATAGCAAAGCCCTCATTTAGAGGGCTTTTAGTATATTTGAAGTGACCAAACAAAAAATATACCATGACGAATGTACAAAAAAGATCGTTATTGACTTTTGTTGAATTATTGCCTCCAGTAAAAGGACAGCACCAAAAAGCTCTTTATAAATGTGAGTGTGGGAATATTAAGGAATTGTTCATGAGTAATGTGAAGCGCCTGCATACTATTTCTTGCGGATGTATAAAGACAACTAAGCCAATAAATGTAACTCATGGCTTACGAAAACACCCTCTATATAGGGTATGGTCTGATATAAAAACTAGGTGTACAAATCCAAATAGAGATAGTGACTCTTTATATAGGGGCAAAGGCGTAAGAATGTGTGAGGAATGGTTAAACAATCCAGACGCTTTTATAAAATGGGCTTTAGAGAATGGCTGGGAAAAAGGATTGCAAGTAGATAAGGATAAAAAAGCTAATGCTGCTGGTGTTCCAGCGTTAATATATTCTCCTGAATGGTGTTCAATTGTCTCAAGGAAAGAAAATTCTAATGAAAGGGGGAATAATAGGAAGATTGAATTTAATGGTGAGGTTAAAAATATAATGCAATGGGCCGACTTTTTTGGTGTTAGTAAGGCTAAGTTTTGGTATAGGATGCGGGCTTGTGATTTCGACATATATGCCTACTTTAAAAAATGGGGTAATAAAACTTAAAAAGAGCTTCAATGGATAATAATGATTTGTTTCCGGGCGATCCTTTACTTAACAGATTCTTTTTGAATCCTGCTGAAAAGCAGAATAAAGAAAGAGGTAAAAAGATCGTTAAAGATTTCTATAATAAACAAACAAATAATTCTACTGACACGAATTTTTTTCGATTAAGGAACGCAAGATGGAATGAATTATTGCTTTGGGCGAAAGGCAGCCAGAAGATGGCAGAGTTCCTTGACTTCATGAATGTGGATTCCGCGAATAAGGCATATGTTAACATTGACATGACGCAGACAAGAATAGCGGCCCAGTTTATGGGAACGCTAATCGAGAGTATGTCAAAGAATAAAACCTACCCTTGCGTTACAGCAATCGACGACGGTTCTGTGAACGAAAAGGAGGATAGATTATTTGAGGCGCTATACCGGATGCATAATGTGGAAGATATTGATAAAATGCAGCAGGCTACCGGTATGATGCTGGAGCCTCCAAATGCGTTTGTGCCGGATGATGAAGTGTCTGCTAAGGTTTATTTCGAGTTGGAAGACCGACTTCCAAAAGAGATTAAGTTTGAAAAACTTCTCAATAAAACCCAGAATGATATAAAGTTTGAGCGAGTTGCCAATCGTAAAACGCTTTCCCATCTTACTGTTTTAAATTTTGGCTGCACGAAGATTGAACGATGCGGCCCCGGTGATTATACTGTACGCGTTTGTATCCCTACCAACATGGTGTTTAATTTCTTCGAGAATGATACCAGTGAGCATGAGGTTGACATGGTAGGTGAGTTTTACAATTTGAAGGTAAAGGATGCGAAATTAAAAATACCAGGGTTAACAGAGCGTCAGTGGTACGATTTGGCTAAATATTCTACCACAAAGAATGTAGGTTATTTCAATATAATGTGGAATGACAACTGGGCGCAAACAACCTATAATCAAAATAGGCCATATGATGATTGCTCCATTTTAGTTTTCGACTGTGAAATAAACTGTGGCGAAGACGTTTATTACGTCGAAAAGCCTGATGCTTTTGGCAAACCAAGTATTTCCCAGAAAAAGGGTATCCCCTATCAGCAGGTAACAAAAGATGGTCGAATAATAGAGCAAGATAAACCGGAGGATGTGGAAATAATCAAGCGCAAGAAGAATACCTGGATGCGCGGTATATATGCTCCTTATGGAGATATGATGCTTTACTGGGGGCAGCCTGATTTAATTATTACGCCGTACACTAACACGGCAAAACCATTATCTTCCTACACGATAAATATACCCAATAACGACGGTGAATATGTGCCCTCATTATTTGAACGTGGGATGGAGGTGTTACGGGAGTATCAGATTACTAAATTGAAACGAAAGCAGCTTATTGCTAAAATAAAGCCTTCTGGTATCCGCATTGATGTGGAGAGCGCGCGTAATTTGGATATTGGGAACGGTGATTCTATTGCATGGGAAGAGGTGGTTCGGATATACGATCAAACGGGTAATGAGCTATGGAGTAGTAAAGGGCTAGATCCGCTCCAAAGAGAATCTCCACCATTAAGCAATACGGTTAGAGATGAAAGCATTGATAAGGTGATAGGCTTAACGAATGTGCTGGCATCTCAAATACAAGAGCTGAGGCAATTGTGGGGTGTTCCGCAATACCGGGATGGCAGCGATGTGGGCGATAGGACTCCAGCAAAATTAGCCGAAGGCCAGAACCAAAGCTCATATAACGTAACTGATTTCATTCTTAATGCCAATAGCCAGCTCTGGGAAGAAACATTCTATAAGCTGTGCTTGCTTCACTGGAATGATATAGTAAAATCAGAGCCGGAAACAGAAGGCGATATGCTGAATAGCCGGTTTGACATTAAGGTTAAGACAAAATCAACCGAATACGAAAGGCAACAACTTGAAGCTGATATTCAGCGTTTCAGCCAGATGCCTGATGCGCAAGGTAACCCTTCTGTAACTCTGAAAGATGCTATGTTTATTCGTGAGATAATGGATGAGTTTAATTACAAATTAGCAACATGGTATCTGACTTCTACCTATGAAAGTAATCGCCGTAAGGCAATGGAAGAGAGTCAAAAATTGCAGGAACAAAACCAGCAACTTCAGATGCAATCTGCGCAGCAAGCCGCAGAGCAGGCCGCTAAGTTGCAGCAAGAAAAGTTGGCCGCCGAAAAAGATATGGAGGAGTTTAGGTCAACTAAGAAAAAAGAGGAATTGTTATTAAGCGGTGTATTGGCCGTGGCCGCTAAAGATGAAACAGGATCATTGATTAAAACATTCCTTCCTGCCATACAACAATTGGTGCCTAATATCGCGATGCCGTTGGCTCAGGAGAATCAGCAAATGATACAATCGGCGGTGGCCCAGCAAATGCAACAACAGCAAGCTATGATGCAACAGCAGCAGGGCGGTGATGATGAGCAATCCGAATACATGCAGGGCCAACAGGAAGATCCGCAAATGGAACAACAAGAAATGATGCAAGGACAAATGCAGTAGTATGCCGGTATTAAATATCCAAGGAATTGATTGTAATTACAGAGATTTAAGGCAAGCATCGGTCACTGATGGCGGGGAGTTGATTGAAGCGGAGGAAATACTGTATTCTGAATATCCCAAAGACGAGCAGTATTTCAGGCATATGGCTCATCCATTCTCTGATGATGAGCTTATTGCTATCGCCAATAAGGAATTACTATATCAAGGTATGTCGCCCATCCAGAAACAATGGATTGATCGGGAGAACAAACGGTTTGAGGAAGGGGTGTATGCATACATAGACGGAGAGCTTACGTATATTCCAGGCGCATATTACTGCTATGTGAATTATTGGACATTGGAACATGGGGAAAAGCCGGAATATCGAGAAGATGACCGGTTGTTTTTTTTATTCCATGAGTATCTACGCTTAGAGACAATCATCCTTGCTTTAACGCGCTTAAAGGGACGTCGGCAGGGTGCTACATCTATTGCCATGTTCTTTATGTGGTTTATAGCCGGTCGTAAAGAGCATATGCTTTGCGGGACAACTTCTTTTAATGATAGCGCGTGTCAAGATAATTTCCAGCGAATGTTCATGTATGGATTCAAGGCTATGCTGCCTTGTTTTCAAGCAGATTTTGATAGCGATAGCGAAAACTTCATCCGCTTTGTTAAGCCAGTAGATAAAAAGAGGAAAGGTGTATTAGCTGTTAAGCGCGAAGGATTGAATAGCTATTGTGATTATAAGTCAAACGCAATCAACTCGTACGATTCAGGTAGGCAGAGTTACAACGTTCCGGATGAGGCTGGTAAGCGCGGGAAGGTAGATATAAATTCCTATTGGTCTAGGTTGTACAAAACATTCCTTATTGGTAGGAATAAGGTTGGATTTGGGTATCTACCTACTACGGTTGGCGCTAAAAAAGAAGGTGGCGAAAATTACAAGAAATTCTACGATGATTCTAATCAAAATAAAATAAACCCAAAAACCGGAGAGCCTTACGGGTTAAATACACCGACTAGATGCGTTCGTTATTTTGTGCCTGCTACCAGGTGTTATGCTGGGTGTATTGACAAATTTGGCAGAAGTGTCGTTGATGATCCTGTTGAACCAGTCATGGGTAATGATGGTCGATGGATAACTGAAGGGGCAAAGACTATTATTTTAAGAGAAAGGGAGAATTTAAAAGACGAACAACTAAGGGAGCATCGACGCGATTATCCGTTAGATGAATATGATGCCTTTGCTTTTGAGGAAGGTGTCTGTGAGTTTGATGAAGAAAGAATGAAGCGTCAAATAGAATTTCTTGAACAAAATCCGCATGTTGCATTCTGGCGGCAAGGAACGCTTGTAGACGAATATGACAAAGATAAAAAGAAACTCATAGTAAGGTGGGTTGATGATCCTAAAGGTGAATGCTGGATCGAAGAGTTCCCAGAGGAAACGAATTTGTATGTTGATACGAATGGCACATTAGAAGTAATGAATGGTCATATGTATAGCCTTGGCGCTGATACGTATAAGAATATTTTTGCTGATGGCGGATCAGATGGGGCTATTTGTGCTTTCAAAAAGTCTTGTATTATTGATGGAAAGGAAACGGGGTTAAAGCCGGTATTCTTTTTTGTTGGCCGCCCACGACTTATAAAGGATTTTAATAGAATGATGCTACTATCTTGCTTGTATTTTGGCGGCAAGATTAATGTCGAAATAGACGCGGGTACTTGGTTTTATGAAGATTTTCTGGAATGGGATGCGCTTCAGTTGTTAGAGTGGACTCCCGCGTTGGATTTGACAAAGCCAAAACAAAAAGTACTACCTGGGACACAATCAGGGAATCCATTTGAATTGGCGAAGCAATTAGAGGTTGCGAAATTGTACTATGACGGGAATAGCAAAATATCTTAT